GAGAAACTTGCAACAGTTCAGCATTATTAAGGTCATGAATTGTTCCAGTAATCCTTGGGCCATTCATTACTGCACTATCAAGTGTTTTGTTTTCGAGTGTTTGAGTATCAGTGGTACCAACAACAACACCAGTAGGAATTGCTTTCTGAGCTGCTGAACCATTAATATTACCTGATGCATTAGACAAAACAAAGCTGGTTGCTGCAATACCAGAAATAGTGTTACTGTCCACACTAATTGTTTTGTTTGTGAGAGTCTGTGTAGCAGAATCTAGCAGAAGTGTACCGTTTGAATCTGGAAAAGTAATTTTGAGATTTGCGCTTGGATGTTCAGTAAATGCAACTTTAGTAATCTGAGTTGTACCAACAAAGTCAAATCCGCTATCTGTGAGACGTGTCAGGCCGGCACTTCCTGCACTGTCCCCTCCTAAGATTGCGTACAGTTCAGTGAAGTTAGCATTAATCTTAGATCCAGCCTGACGAAGGGTATCGCCTGTACCGTCATTGGCTATTGTGCCTATATTAATTGTTTGTTTAGCCATTACTCACTTCCGCTATTATTTTAGGTATTTATAATTGTTTTAAGACGAATCAGAATCAAATTGTGTTCTGTAAGCATGTTCGTCAAACGATCTATGAATAATAAGTTTGCCAGGATACTTACCAGTACTATCATCAAGGGCTGAATCAGACATAAGCAGATATGTTCTATCTGCAGAGTCACCCGATCCACTATCAGACAGACCAATATTACCTTCAGCAAACCTTGCACTGATACTACCTGCCCCACCTTGCAATTCACCAATAGTAGCATTTTGATACATATCGATCATGGACAGGTCTGACAACCGTCTTGTTACACTATCTGAATCTACAAGCAGTGTTGTCTGTTGTTCACCCAAAAGTGAGAATGAAGCAATTCCAGTTTGTTGTAGGGTTTCTGGCAGTGGGTCACCAACTTCATCTTGTACAATTGAAATTGTATTGGTGTTTTGTGAAACTAATAATATTTCAGATCCAATAAACACACCACCTGGATGAACAAATAGTTTTAGTGCATTAAGAAAATCACCAATAGGAATCTCTGATTTTATCAGAATAGATAGCTGTTGATAAAGTTTATCATTTGTAATAAACTTACCTGATTCAGCACCTAATCTAGAAGCCTCAATTTTTACTTGCCCGCCAGAATCATTATCTGTATCTAATTGAAGATCAATTGCTGGTCCAACAACAAATATATTATCCTTTGGATACTCAATGGTTGGATCCACTCCAAAGAATCCTCTAAAGAACTGTTCGTACGAATACTTTGAACCTTTGGATCTATACAGAGTATTTGAGAATTTTATGGCTTCTCTTTTATTTAGAAACCCTCCAAAGTAAGCATTGCCCAATAATAGATCATCTTCTAAAAATTCAAGGTTTCTCTCTGGAGTCTGAGTTGCGTCCTTCGTCAAGTAAAGTTTTTTAATAATCTCATTGGGCATATTATCAGAATCTAAAAGCTGATAATACTTTTCAAAAAGTTTTATTAACTTAGGACTATCTTCAACAAAGAAATCAGGCAATACCTTTTCGATATCGGGTCTCTGTAAATTTAACAGGGTGCGATCATTATCGGTTAATGTCTTATCTTTATTACTTCTTGCCATATCAATTTTCTGCTGTTACTATTACGCCAAGCGTTTGTGATCTGTTTGGATCGTAAACTAAAAGTTCGTTTCTTTCAGGAGCAATAGCACTCTGATTGGCCGGAACAGCTGATAGTTTTATTTGAGTTAATCCACCAGAAATACCAGAAGGATTGAAGTAATTAATAGTTACCACACCCTTTGAAGCATCGTAAGATCCAATACTATCTTGTAAAACAGTTGTACCTGCTGCATTTACAATTTCTAGATTGGTTGATCTCAGTGTGTTTCTAATAAATCCTTCAGATCCTAGGTAAGTGAAATTCGAGCTTGTTATAATATACTGATCATCATCTGGAATTGCTATTGGTGCTGCATATCTAAGAGTCTGTGAATTTGTAACACCAGCTTGAGATAAGGCATTTAAAGTAACAGTGTAGTTAGATGTGGTGTAGTTATTCGTAGTCAAAAAGGTTGCTGCTTTTTTATACTTTTGTTTTGTTACAAGTTCAACAACGTAATTAATTTGATCTGTTGTCAAAGAGCTTAGTGTAAGATTGTTTATCACAGTGATTAGGTTAGGACTAGATGGAGTAAATCTCCTTTGCATTCTCACGTTGGCTCTTGAAGAAAGCACAGCTCCACTATAATCGTCTACCAACGATAATAAGTTTGATCTACGGAACGCTTGCTTAAACTTGCCGGTGTTTGTTGTAAAATAATTAGAAATAATAGCTTCAATTGCTGTCTTAGTAGCATTAATAGTTTCTGAAGTCAAGTTTGGATTGAACTGGAAGTATGTATCTAGCTCAACGAATGTCGTTTCAGGATCAGTAAATCTAAGATTAAAAGAAACAATGGAAAGTTGTTTAGCAAGGTCAATGATTGCTCTTTTTGTTTCTTCTTGTCTTGAGGCATCCACATCATCTTCAAACAGAATTGATGAGAACACAGCACCAAATTCTGGTAACAGATCGTCTTGGCCTCCATAAGAAACAATATCTTTGATTAGAGTGGAATATTTTCTAAGAATTAAAGACGAATAGTCATCTGCAGTTACCATTCTATTTTGCGTTGCATATTGGAATGGAGCTTTTTTTCTAATAGATTCAACTGTTTCTTTAACGTCTCCTCCAACACTATTAGAGAAAGTAGTTACAGATAATGTTGCTGTGATACCACCAGTTGACAGCTGTTTGACAGGAGTAAATGTAGTTGCTCCATTTGCATCAGCACCAGCTGTTTGTAGATACTGCACTTCAATTCTACTACCTGCAGCAGGAGCCACACCAAATGTAGAACCATCCCCAAACGACAATTCGTAGAAACCGTTAGGCGCTTCTTTTAAGATATAGATTGTTGATTGCGCATTAATAGATGTTGCATTAATAATGTTTTGATAAGGAGTTGCCTGAGTTCCTGTCGAGCTTGCATATACATTTACAGCAACTGTATCAGCATCAAGGCTTCCATCAGGAATTACATACACAGGATTATCTACATATTCACCAACTAAAAATGTTTTCTTTCTTAAAGAGCCTTCATACAAAGGAATTTTATTTGATCCACTAGAAGTTTTGAATTCATAGAATCCAGTGCCATCATCAGTTGCAGTGTACTGTTCAACTGTTCTAAATGTATAACCAACATCATCAACCGTTGTAGAAAAAGCTGTATATGCAGGCAATACTATGATAGCGTCTCTTGGAGTTGTAGTTGTAGTAAAATATATTCTGGTTAATGCTTGTGAAGAAGTTTTGGTGTCGGGAATATACCCAATATTTTCTGAAAGAGAAACGACTGAGCTTCTTAGTTGAGCAGTAGACAAAAATGACTCATTTAATGCAAAGTTTGCAATTAATGCATTCATATGAGTATTGTGAGCAAGGACATCAAGTATGTTAGAAAGAGCCGATGCTTCAAAGTTATAATCCTTGAAGTCTTCTTGATTAGCAAGATAGGTTTTCAAGTTGTTTTTTATTGTGGTAAAATCTAACTTACTTGATCTGATAGTTGTTGCCATTTTATCTCAACCTTGATAATGTCGTTTGTAATACTACTACTTCTTCTGTATTTTCTATTGAAAATTCAAGTGTGACAGCGACACTGTTACTCTCAGGTGCTGAATTAACAAAGAGATTTGAAATCCTCGCTCTTGGTTCGTATGCTTCTATAGCGTCTATAATTTGGTCAGCTATAGCACCTTCAGTGTCTTCATCTGCCAATTCAAATAACAAAGCTCTTATGTTTCCTCCAAAGAAGGGCTCGAATGGTTTTTCAAAATGGTTGGTCAGAATTAAATTTTTAACAGCCTGCTTGACAGCTGCTGCGTCTCTTTTAGTATATAACTCACCATTTGGTTTTGCCCTGAAAGTAATATCTACATCCTTATAGAC